GCACCAGTGCCGCGAAGTACAACTTCGAGCGGTTCAACTTCGACGGCAACGAGAAGCTGATCGTCGTAGATCAAACAAACGCACCGACAGTATTCAACAGTTCGTTCTCTGCGACAGACGTGAGTGAAAGCAGCGTTGCAGGCTCCAAGTTTGTTGCGGCCTTCAAGAACCACATGTTCTACGCAGGTAAATCGTCCAGCCCACAGGAAGTGGTGTTCAGTGAACCCTTCAATGAGGATGCGTTTGTGGCTGGACAGGGTGCAGGAAGCATCAAGGTTGATGACAACATCACCGGCCTCAAGGTCTTTCGTGACAATCTTTTCATCTTTTGCGAAAACAGGATATTCAAGCTTGGTGGCAGCAGCCTCAGTGACTTTGCAGTCGTCCCCGTCACTCGTAACATCGGGTGCTTGAATGGCTTTACGATTCAGGAATTTGCTGGTGATCTCATCTTTCTTGGCCCTGACGGCTTGCGTACCGTCGCAGGTACAGCACGGATTGGTGACGTGGAACTGGGCACTATAAGTGCAAACGTACAGTCTTTGTTCAACGAAAACATTGCGGACTCTGCCAGCTTTGAAAGCTTGGTCATACCCGACAAGACACAGTACCGCATATTCTTCACCAAGTCTGGTCGCGGCGAAACAATTACGAAAGGCGTCATCTGCGTGATGAAGGGCCAGAAGTTTGAGTTTGCTGAGATTAGGGGCATCAAGCCCTTGTGTACAGATACGTTTGTAGATGATGGCAACGTCATTGTTCTGCACGGTGCAGATCAGAGCGGGTACATCTACCGTCAAGAGTCGGGCAACGACTTCGACGGCACTGCTGTTCTTGGCAAGTATCGTGGTCCCGATCTTACGTTTGGCGATGCTGGCATACGCAAGCACATGCAGCGTGTTATCGTAAACTACAAGCCGGACTCTGCAATCGACGCGGATATGTTTTTGCGGTATGACTACGAGTCGCCAGATGCACCGCGACCCGCTGCATATCCCCTCGACTCTACAGATGTTGTGGCTATCTATGGAACATCCAGTTACGGTACGCCAACATACGGTGCAGCATCTACACCGCTGTTCCGACAGTCTGTCGAAGGATCAGGATTTGCTGTGGCTTTGCGCGTAAACGACGGGGGTACTACCGCTCCCTACTCCCTCAAGGGGTTTCAACTAGAATTTCAAACAGGAGCGAGACGTTAGATGGGTGCGACCTATACCAGACAATCATCCTACACTGACGGCGATACCATCACCGCTGCTCACACCAACGATGAATTCAATCAGCTACTAGCTGCCTTCGCCGCCAGCACAGGACATACACACGACGGGACTACCGCAGAGGGTGGCCCGATTACAAAGCTGCTGGGCAACACCCTCACATTTGGTGCGGCGACAGCAGGCACAGACATTACGATTACCTTCGACGGCGAGTCGAATGACGGTGTACTCAAGTGGATGGAAGACGAAGACTACTTCGAGTTCTCCGACGACATTCTTATTGCCAGCACAGAGAAGCTGCAGTTCCGCGACACGGCTATCTATATCCACTCAAGTGCAGATGGACAGCTTGACCTAGTTGCTGATACAGAAATACAGATTGCTGCAACCACCATCGATATGAACGGTAATGCAGACATTTCTGGTAACTTAGGCATCGGCGGCAATCTGACCGTCACAGGCACGACGACGTTCAATGGTGGCACTATCACAATGGGTGACGCTGCTACTGACAATGTGGTGTTTGGCGCGGACGTTGATTCCAGCATCATTCCTGATGATGACAACACATACGACTTAGGTTCGTCTAGCCAAGAGTGGCGTGATATCTACATTGATGGCACAGCCTACCTTGATGCTATCAACTTTAACGGCACAGCAATCACTGCTACTGCTGCAGAACTAAACAAGCTTGATGGTGCAACAGTCACCACAACAGAAATAAACATCTTGGATGGTGACACTTCTGCATCCGCTACGACTGTAGTCGATGCTGACCGTGTTGTGTTCAACGATGCTGGAACTATGAAGCAGGTGGCGGTCACAGACTTAGCCGCCTATTTTGATGACGAAATCACGGCAATGCCGAACCTTGTTACCACCGCAGCTACAACTGTGGGGGCACTCAATTCAGGTTCGATCACGTCCGGCTTCGGTACCATCGACACGGGATCGTCAACGATCACAACGACGGGCCTCATTACAGGTGGCTCCCTCGACATTGACGATGTTGTTATCAACGGCACAACCATCGGTCACACAGACGACACAGACTTGATGACAGTTGCGAGTGGTCTGCTCACCGTAGCCGGTGAAGTCTCCATGACTACACTCGACATCGGCGGCACGAACGTCACATCAACAGCAGCGGAATTGAACATTGTAGATGGTGATACATCTGCGGGTACGACGGCAGTCGCTGGCGGTGATGGCATCGTAACTAACGACGGCGGCACGATGCGTCAGACTACAGTAGATACGTTTGATACGTACCTTGCTGCTACATCGAAGACCCTAACAAACAAGACTATCGACGTTGACAACAACACAGTGTCAAACATCGAAGTGGACAACTTCAAGTCGGGTGTACTCGACACGGACCTGTCGAGTGTTGCCGGGACGGACACTACCCTTGCATCAGCCAAAGCTATCAAGGCGTATGTGGACGCGCAGGTAACTGCATCTGACTTAGACTTTCAGGGTGACAGCGGTGGCGCACTCAGTATCGATCTCGACAGTGAGACCCTCGACATTGCTGGTGGCACAGGCATTGATACATCTGGCTCTAGTAACACACTAACTGTTGCAATCGACAGCACTGTAGCTACGCTTACCGGCACACAGACCTTAACCAACAAGAGTATGACAGCCCCCATACTTACAGGCTCGTCTTCTGCTGCTGGTTCGATACTATTTAAGGAAGACACAGACAACGGAACAAATGCTGTCACGTTGATTGGTCCTGCCTCTACAGCAGACGTAACTGTAACACTGCCAGCGAGTGCAGGTACAGTTGCCCTGACATCTGACATACCCTCTGCTGGTATTTCAAGTGGTAACGTAGCTACCTTTACCAGTGGTGCAGCGGACAACGACTTTCTCCGTATCGATGGCACGTCCATTGAGGGACGATCTGCGACGGAAGTTCTTTCCGATATCGGGGCCACAACAGCCACCGATGCAGCTAATGAAGCGACTGCCCTAGCAATTGCGCTAGGTTAATCTTGACAATCAACGACTAATGGCGTATAATATATCCGAAGAGGGATAATCAATGGCTAACACATTTAAGGTAGTATCGCATGACGTTATGCCAGCATCTAGCGGTACGCCAGAAGACCTCTACACAACACCGGGTAGCACCACTACTATCGTGTTGGGCATGGTCTTGGCTAACGTACACACCAGTCAGGTTACTGTAAGCGTAAAGCTGGTCAGTGACACATCAGGTGGTGGACGTGCAGCAACAAACACAACGACTTTCCTGTTGAAGGATGCGCCTATTCCTGTGGGTGGTTCTCTGGAAATTCTGTCTGGCAACAAAGTAGTCCTAGAGACAACAGATCAGATTGAAATTGACTGTTCCGTAGCGGATAAGGTCAGCGTAACTATGAGCATCATGGAGATAACCTAATGCCGTATCTGGGTCAGCAAACAGCCGATAACTTCCAGAGTACGACTGCTGTACAGCGTTTTAATGGTGATGGCAGCGATACCACATTCACCCTGACCACCGCAGTATCATCTGTCCAAGATGTCCTTGTGTCTGTTGACGGTGTTGTCCAAGACACTGCCGCATACACCATTCCTGATGGCACGACCCTGACATTTACTGCTGCTCCGTCGAGTGGCACCGGCAATATCTTCGTGAACTACCTTGCTCCACAGGGTGCAACAATCACACCCGCTGCTGAGAACAAGGGTAACTTCAAGGGCGGTGGCCTGTTTCGTACCAACGCACAGTCGTTGACTGCGAACACAACCATTCTTGCAACTGAGAACGCAAACGTGACTGGCCCGTTTACTGTAGCCAGTGGCGTAACCCTGACCGTTGAAAGCGGTGG